ATGCGTATGACAACGCTATTATAACAGTTTGATAATGATTATCATATCTTTAAAAGATATCCTTTGAATAATTATACCACTCATACTAATACTAAATCAAAAATTTTATTTATTTATTTTTTTTTTAAAAAAAAAATAATATTATAAATATTTTTTACAAATATTGTAGATAGGGGTAAGATTAATTAAAGGTAATTTACTAAAGATATCTTTTAAATATTATTATATTTATTAGGGCGATTCATCTTATAGTTCGAAGTATATACATAACACTGTCTGTAAACCGAACATTTTTATGAATAGAATTCTAACTTCTTAGTGAGTGCGATTCAATCTAAACCATTAACACAGAGGTATATCTATATGGCTTTTAATGCAGAACAAACTACGGACCTTATCGTTGATCACTCAGACAACGATTACGTTTACTTCAAGGTTCCTGCCAATCTTAGAGTAAGAAAGGCTGATGGAGTTATCGAAGGTTTTAACCTTAGAGTAAAGGAGCATAGATGGATTCCTGTTACTCTTACGGAATCAAGATGCTCTAAGTCCAGTTTTACTATGAGATTCTTTAAGAATGACAGATCATACGGAGCAGCTAGAGTTATTGCTACGGCATTGATTCCTAATCCCAATCCTGAAAAGTTCAAGTTTGTGATTTGCAAGGATAATAATCCGGCTAATCTTGATCCATCTAACCTGGAATGGGGAACTAGGTTCGAAATGAGAGCTAAGATGCCTTCTACAATTCAGTGGACTGCAGAAGAGCTTAAGGAACTTGAAAAGATCCCTTATCCTCATAATGAAAAGAATCTTGAATACCAGAGATTTTTGAATAAGAAGAGAGACGCCAATGGATTAACCAAGGCTGAAAGATTTAAGCTTAAAAAGGATCTTGAAGAGGCCATGACCGATAAAGAAATCACCGAAGCTTGTTACAAAGAATTTCTCCTCTCCAAGCCAGTGTTTGATCCAATCACACACTTGGAGAAAGGATATAGACTTCCGACCAGAGAAGAGCTTAAAGAAATGTTATCGAAGTCTTCTTCCTCTCAAGCTGTTAAGTTTAGAGCAGAGGTTTTGTGGTACGGGTTAATGCTAGAAGTTGGTAGAAAAGCAGCCCTAGCTGCTAAACCTATGTTTGCAAATTCTTTTAATCTTGTTGATTCTAAGAAGGAATAGTCATATGGAACAGAGGACACTAAAGATAGGCGATCGTGTAGTATATCGCTTTGAAACCTCTATCCATGAAAGAAAGATTCTATATGCTAGGAGTTTAGAATGAAGAGAAAGAATATTGATTTAGACAAATGTTATCTCGCAGGTTTTAAGGCTCTTGACCTCATTCGTTTAGCTTCTGTCATGAAGAACTCAGAGGCATGGCAATATAACGCTGCAGAGCTATCCCATCTCTTAGATCCAGTTGTATTCAAGTTGTGCAAACAAGATGAAGAAAGGATTAGTCAGAGAAGAATAGCCGGAATTCCAGACCTATCTAGAAACATTGCAGAGAGACAGTACCAAAAGCTTAGAATCCTTCAGCAGATTCTTGGATGGACTTTGTATAGAATTGCTATGGAAAATACTTGTATGAAAGAACTCATGGAAAGATTCCAAGGGAATATTGGCGATAAACTACATTATTGATATATACATAGGAGAAGTAACTTATGGGACCGCACGAGCTGCTACTGTCAAACGCTATGAACAGAATTGACTCTGGGAAAAAGCTTGTAAGAGTATTTAGAGCTAATCCATCTTGCTGTCTTAGGTGCAGACAAATGGACGGACGTGTTGTATCAGTAGACAGTCCTGCTCTCTGTACTCATCCTCACTGCAAGTGTTCAGTAGTGAAAGAGTATCGTTAACAAAACAAATTATCAGAGGTGATAATGAACGAGAAAGAATCTATTACTCCTACCGTTCAGGAGAAGAAGCCAAGTGGTATGGCACTGGTTTATCAGAGACTTCATAACTTAGAAGAATCCATGAAGAAGCTTTCTGACTCTGTTGAGAGTCTCAAGGCAGTTGTAGATACATGGACGTCTAAGACAGTCTCCAAGCCTTCTAATCCTGACGGAGAATCAGCTCTTCAATGTTTGGCTAGGGAAGGTTTGTATGGAACGCATAGATAAGATTAATCCGAAAGTTCGTCCTGAAGATATTGTCCTCCAAGAGGTTAGCCCTGATAGGGTTAATCTCTTATTCCATGAGTTTTCTCTCATGAACGTACGAAGGACTCTCAAAGCTCCATATAAGTATCAGCTGTCTACTATGATATCAAATACTTATAAAGGAAAGGGCAATGACATATACTGGATTCCAGAAGACAAGATAGAAGACTTTATGTTCAAAGGATATATTCCTGAGAGAGGTAATAGTCCTCATCATAAGCCTACCAGAAACAAAATCTCTTATAGGCCTATGCCTACAGCGAACGAGAACATCAAAGGAGTTTCCGGTAGAGTATTTGCGACAGCCGTAGGATATTTGATTAACGAATTTACGGAACCAGTTTTTCACTCTGGGGTAAAATCTCCTAAGGGCTTAGATGTATCTGCAATTACACAGATATTGATATCGGCAAAGACTCTTGGTCAGTTCATGACAGAAGCCAATGGATGGCTAGACCAAAAAGTCCGTCTAGATCCTGCTCTCGATCTATACTATCTTGACGTTCCAGACGATGATCCCAAGAAGCTTCCAGATACGATTACCGAGATAAAGCTTAGGGCATGGTACACCCAGATGAGAGCCAAAGCTAAAGCTATCCTTATGCAGCTTCAGTTTAAGTATGGGACCATATCTAAGAACTCATACGCATGGCTCCTTGAAAGATGTTTCTCTAAGGAATTCTCCTTAAAAGATCAATCCAAGAAATCTACGAATGTTACTGTAAAGAACGAGGTCTCTAAGCCTAAGTCTTCCGAAGAAACGGAAGAAGAGGATAAGCAGACTGAGAAAGCAGTGATCGAGTTATGCTTCAGTGAAGAACCGGGGTAGCGTATGAATAAACGGGTGATAAATGTAAACGGACGAGAGATACAATGCTTTGAAGACGGAAGTGTTGGATTCATCCATCCGCAAACAAAAGCCGCTGTTAGAACAATCGGGCATCCTGATTCATGGGGATATCTTCGGGTGCATCTTGGCAACAAACATCTCTCTATTGCAAGATTGATATGCGAAGCGTTCAATGGAAAGCCGTCTAATGGCTGCCAATGCGATCATATTAATCGGAACAATAAGGATAACAGACCAGAGAATCTCAGATGGGTTTCTCCAAGTGAGAATGCGTCTAACAAGGATAGTGTCGACAACTCCATAAGAGTCCATCATGGGGTTCGTCGCCGTGACGATCCGAAGCTCTATAGGAAGATTCATAACGAGCTATTTCAGGTGACTGTGCATCTACCCAATGGTAAGAAGACTACGAGAAAAGTAGTGGATCCTAGTATAAAAAGATTTCTTCTAGAAGTCAATATACAGGAAAGATTACAGATTATCGGAGAATTTAACTATTATGAATAAACGAGTGATAAAGGACTACAAGCTATTGCCCCATCAGCGTAGAGTAATGGAATCCACCAAGGATACTATACTCATGGCTGCGGGGCGTGGTTGAATGGCTCAGGGAAGACTCATGTAGCATCCCGATACATCTGTAAGTATCTGATTAACGGAGAATCAGTCATCTGTGCAGCCCAGACACACAAACAAGTGAAGAAGGTGCTGTTCAAGGCTATTCTCCAGTGTCTAAGGAAATGGAAGATCAGGTTTAAGGTCAATCAGACCGATCTTACCATTACTACCGAGTTCGGATCGGAATGTTACTGTTATTCTTATAGCGAAGTATCGTTAGACAATATCCGTGGTCTTACTGGTATATCATTAGTAGTCGTTGATGAAGCCGCTTTAGCATCTAAAGAATTCATTGATGTGGCTATTGCATGTTGTCGTGGTATGGACGTCTATGGAAGAAGGATCGGAGCTCCTAGGCTGCTTCTCATTTCTACTCCTAAAGCTCATAGTTATCTTAACAAGCTTATTCAAGAAGCCGGAGATGACTGTGAAATCATTCATGCTACTACGATGGATAATACCACTCTAGATGAAAGATATGCCAAGAGACTGTTAAAGGACTATGGCAATACTAGCTTTGCTCTTCAGGAAGTCTATGGGCAAATTATAGATGACACTGAACCTGACCAGCTCATGTCTTGGGTTGAGATTGAATCTATGAAGACTAGGACTCCGTTCAGAACAGGCGATAGAGTCTTAGGACTTGACATGGCTAGATATGGTGATGACTCTAATAGCTTCTGGTACAGAGAAGGATCTTACCTTGAAATAATTGCTAAGATTCAAAACGCTGATACTTATAAGCTTTATGATGTCATAGCTTCTCGATATTCTCCTTCTGATCTTGATGTCATTAACATAGATGGTACAGGTGGATACGGAGGAGGTCTATCAGATATGCTTAAGCATCATGGCTATAATGTTAATGAGTGCGTGTATAGTAGTAAGGCTCCTGATCCAAAGTACTTTAATCTCAGAGCTCATATGTATAAGGCTTGTAGTATAGCTGTATCTGCAAATCTCTATCTTCCGGCTTATGACGATACAGACCGTATTGAAGAAGAGCTTGCGGCTCAAAAGATTATTCTTAGAGAAACGGACGATAAATTTCAGCTGCTATCCAAGGATAAGATTAAACAAGCTCTAGGGAGATCGCCTGATGATAGCGATGGCATAGCGTTAACATTCGCTCATGTTAGAGACTTGAAGGGAGATATCTTCCATACGCATATCTTTAATGCCGTAGAAACAAGTCAGAGGCTAGAGAGCGAGATTAATGCTCTTATGACAGCTTCTAACTGGTAGATTTATCCTTATACTCTCTATGGGTATAAGGATATCTATTGTAAAACTTCCCATTGTACAATATATAGGAGAATCCTATTATGGCTTTTATAGACGAAGACAAAACAGTAATTGACCGCTTCAAAAAATTCGGTAAGACCGCTTCGGATAAATTTGATAAGGTTATAACTAGACTTAAGATTGAACGTGCGTTTGCATCCGGCTATCAGTGGGACGATGATGACAGATCCCATAGAGGTGATAATCGTGCCGAGCTTACATTTAATGTATCTGGCAATCAGGTCAATGCCGTTGTTAATCCGTTTCTTCAGAAGCCTTACAAGGTTTGTTATACGTCTTTAGTGCAGACTCCTACTGATTTGGTTGATAAACTCAATCTCTCCTATCAGAAGCTCGATGCCCAGGATGATACTAAAACCGCTAAGGAACTTGGAATCCGCTCTATGGCTACTGCGGGTTATGGATATCTGTATGTGACGACTGATCTAGATGAGAATAAAAAGCCTGTTATAAAGATTTATCCTATCGAAGATGCTGCTCTAGTAATCCCAGACCCTGACTCAGTTCAGGTAGATGGCTCTGATTCCTCTAGGATGGCTATTGTCGAGTACATGTCTAAATCAAAGGCTAAATCACTATATGGCGAAGATGTAGTAGAAACATCTTATACTGGCTTACAGTGTCTTGTATCTGATTTCGGTAAGACATGGAAGTCTCCAGAAGATTATCTTACTCTCGTTACATTCTACGAGATGACTGAATCTAGAAACGCATGTATCATTTCTAAGATGATTGGTAATAAGGTTATCTCTTCTGTCACTCTTCAGATTTCTCATATTCCTATCGTTACCTTTAAGGGCGAAATCTCTTATGACAAAGATGGCAAGACTGAATATGTAGGGCTGATTCATAAGATTGTAGATGGGCAAAAGGTTCTTAACTATGCCGAATCGCAGCTCGTAGAACGCCTTGCAAATGCTCCTGTCCCTGTCATGTCCGTTCCAAAGGAAGGTCTTGAAGGTAACATTGACTATTACAAGAACATTAATAGACGTCTTAATCCAGTTGTTCCCTACAAGGAATATAGTGCTGATGGAAAGAAGCTGTCTCCGCCTTCTAGAGTCGATAATAGCTTCCCTACTTCCGATATTACAGAAGTCATTGGAAATCAGAAGTCTGTGCTTACTGAAGTATCGGGTCTTCCGTTATCTGGGCTTGTGGAATCGGCAGATAAAGAAACTGCAACTTCGGTATTGCTGAGATCTAAGTCTACTGTTAATAATATCAGTCATTACTTATCTCATGCAAAACAGTCTATGAAGTTCCTTGGGACTCTTCTCATGGAGTTCTATAAGGTTCTTCTGCCGGATACTGTCATAGACACATCTCTGATTGCAGTAACAGTCAATGAAGGTCCTGAAGCTCTCTTTAACTCTGAAGAAGCAAAGACTAAGCTTATTGCTATTGCCGGATTCCTTCCGGAGAATATGAAGTCTATTATTGCCTATCAGCTCTGTAAGTTGGATGTAAATCCAGATGTACAGAAAGCTGGGGAAATGCTTAAGCAACTTCTGCCTCCTCAGGTGTTCTCTGACAATGGTCAGCTTATGGCTATGCAGCAACAGATGGCTGATATGCAGGCCAAGATGACAGAAGTCCTTCAGGCTAAGGACAAGCAGATCAATGATCTTAACATGCAGGTAATGAACCTTCAGCTTAGATCTAATACTGATATGCGTATTGCTGAATTGAGGGCTAATACTGACTTATCTAAGGAAGCTATGAGACTTCAGAATGATAATCAGAAACAGCAGCTTGAGATTGCGTCTAAGGCAAATATCGAGAATGAAAAGATCGCCAACGAAAATCTCCGTGAGAGAGAAAGATTAGCAACCGAAGCATTTAAGACCCAATCTAAATCAGAGATTGAAGAGTCTAAACTTGCTGCTAAGACTACTACGGATATGATTGATCGTGGATTGTTCTAGTTCAATATAATCCTATAGGTGTAAAAGCCTATAGGATTTTTAAACTAATTCATTGATTATGCATTTAATTATGCCCGAACCACCGGCAGTGGATATACAGAGGAATATCATGGCTAATCGCTATGAAGAACTTATTGACTCGTTTGGTAGTGACGAGAATGATTCTACACAAACTACCCAGACACCTGACGTTAATGCGAATACAGGAGACTCCAATCCAGATGAGTCTAGACCATCTGAGACCCAGAGTACGGACACGCAGCCTAACGTAAATCCTGAAGATTCTAATCCTGCTTCTGAAAGTCCTGATCAGACTTCGGAACAGAATTCTAGTGATCATCAGGAACCTTCTAATCAGGGAGAAGGGAACAGACCTAAGGGTAAGCGTCAGTACACCCATGAAGAACAGGTGCAATATAGCTTTGCAAAACTTAACTCTAAGCTCTCTAGTACTAAGAGAGAATTGGCTAATGCACTGAAGCAGATTGAAGAACTGAAGAAAGCTAATGCCCCTAAGCCGCAGAAACTTGGACCGGACGATTTCGGTTCCAACGAAGATTACCTTAAGTATATTGCAAATCAATCTCTGATTGAACAACTTCAGAAAGCCGCCGAAGCGAAGAAGGCCTCGGAGACAGAAGCTAAAGCTAGTCAGGAATTCACTAATCGCTATAATCAACGAGCTTCTGAGTTGTTCTCAAAGCCGGAAGATATCGAAGCCTATAATAATATTGTAGGCGAAGCGATGAATAACGGTCTTAATGACACACTGAATTCTGATAGTGTCATTGTTGACTTTATTAGATCTAGCGATTGGGCTCCGAGATTGGTATTCCACTTTGCAGCTATTCCGGAAGACCTTGAAAGAATTGCTGCCATCAAGGATCCTACTGATAAGAGATTTGCTTTGAATATGCTTCAGCAACGTATTGCAACTGTCTTTGGACAGCAGCGTAATACTCCTGCGGTTGAAACTCCTAAGAATCAAACTCAAACTCATACCGAACCTTCGCAGTCCTCTCCTGCTGTTCCAATTGTAGGTAAAGCAGGCACAGGTTCCTCTAGCGGTGGTTCCAATCCAGAAGTGACGGTGGATGAAGCTTTGACTCGTATCCGCCGTGGCTACTAAAGGACTATTATTATGCCTCAGGCTAATGCTTCCAATCTTGGTGGTCTTGTTAATAGCAAGCTCAAGTACTTTGCTGCTGCTATTCTTGACTCTCTTCCGTATATCCGTATGGCTAAGTCTTACTTCAAGGACGATGTCAAGGGTAAGAAAGCCGGTATGACCTATCGCTTCTATGTCCCGGATCCGGGTCTGGCAGAAGCTGGTACGACTAACCTCGACATTACGAACGATCCGAAGGACGTTTGGGAATTGCCGGTGGATGTCACTCTTGTTGATGGCAAGACTTCTGTGTCCCTCTCTGCATGGAATAAGCTCACGGCTGTAGAAGACTTCATTCGTGATATCTGCAACCCGCACGCTCGTACTCTTGGTGCAGAAATTGAAGCTGATGTCATTAAGAAGAACTGGTTCTTTGCAGACTCTGCAATTGTAACTGATGGTTCCTCTACGCTCACCTCTAAGCCGTTCTCTATCCTTGCTGCAAAGCTTCGTGCTATCCGTTCGGCAGGTAAGAAAGTTGGCTTTGCTCATCCGGACGTGTTTGCGTCTCTCTCAGATAATCTTCTTGGTAAGTTTCTTCCGTCCGAAGAAATGAAGAAGATCTACGGTGACGCAGTCTTTGCTCATGCTTTCGGCTCTGAATGGGTTGAAGAAAACTACATGCCGTTCGTTACGGCTCCGGCTACTCTTCCGACTGTTGCCAATATCTCCATCAACTGGAAGACTGGCGAAGTTACTGAATCCGGTACTTCTCACCTCTTTGAAGGCTACGCATTCACTTGCTCTGCTACTGCAAATGGTGGTAAGAAGTTTAAGACTGTTGACCTTAACGGTAAGATCACTAATGAAGACTATGTCTTTATTCTCCGTAAGACCGTTGACGCTTCTAACAACACGCATTTCTGGATTCAGCTTGATGAAGATCAGATTCGCTTTGCAGAAGATGGTTCTGGTCATAAGCTCTCCAATCCGACTATTGGTGCAGTGCCGGGTGCAATTGACGCCACTACTGGTGTCATGACTGGTATTACTGTTGCAGCTCTCTCCGGCTTGACCGCTGGCAAGACTTATGCAATCGTTCAGGTCCGTGATGCAGACGCTCTCGAATTTGATACTTATGAATTCGATGAAGTCGCTGGTGCTAAGAACGATAAGCTTAAGGCTGCAGAACTCACTGTTCAGTCCGTTGAACAGGGTAATGTCAATACACGTAACAGCATCATGCGTATCGATGTTCCATACATGACTCGTCTCGTTCTCACGAAGCTTGCTCGTGTGCTCTACATTCAGTTAGACTAATCTATTCCAAACCTCTGTGGAATGTTATCCTTATACTCTATATGGGTATAAGGATATCTTTTCTAAAACTTCCCATTGTACAAGATAGATATAGGAGTCAGTATGGTTTCCAATCTTACTACTGTCAAAGATTTAATTAACGCCGCATTTACATACAGCGGAACGCTAGGCGAAAGCGAAGAGCTGTCTGGTGATAGATTCCAGTTCGGACTCTGTCTATTGAATCAGCTTATTACAAATGCTAACATGCAAGTCTTTCTTCCGTTTGCACAAGCAATGAAAGACCTTCCTAAGGGTTATCAAGTATATGTCCTTAGTGATTCTCCAGATATTGTAAGCAATCAAGAAGCTATTCCGGAAACAGTATCCGGATGGGGTCCTACGACTATAGTCCAAGCTCCTCAGCCTAAGATTATCAACTCTATGGGCTATAGGGTTGGCTTGCGTTTTACTACGCTTACTAGAACTGGAACTCCTGACATGCTTAAATTCGTCATGCCAGTCTCAAGTACTCCGGCATATTATAGCTATGAAGAGTATCCGTCCTATACAGCTATCATCTTGGATAGACCTTCAATGTTTCCGCTTAGAGTAGTCTATAGCAAGAATATTGAAATGGCTAACATGAATGAAAAGCTTGCAGTTCCGCTTCAGTATACCGAGTACTTGATGTACGGGATCGCATATAGACTGGCTGTAAAGTACCAGCAGCCTACTGAGTCTATCGCAGGTTTAAAGATGCTTGCAGACGAAGCCAAGGCTCATATTAAAGATCTTGTAAAGAATGATCATATGATTACTTGGAACGACATTGAAACCAATGATGGCTTTGGTAACTTCGGTGCAGTTCTGTGCCCGCCTAACTGGTGACCTAATTGGTAAGGAGAATATATGGCTAACGGAGTTTTAAATCCTTCTATCGTGGGCTCTTCATACGAGCTTGATGTTCGTATGGCTAGTCCCGAAGTCTCCGAGAATATGTTTATTGAACATATGGGAGAACCTGACTCTCAAGGTTATACGAATAAGATTCTTAGAAGCATTGACGGTAATAAGGCTGTCCTTACTTTCCCAGAAGCTCCGATTGGTTGTAGAGGAATCACTACGGTAGGAGCAGGTCCAGACTATAGACCGGACATGTATGCGGTCTTTAATGATAAGCTCTATAGAATTAACGAAGACCTTTCTAAAGTCCTTGTAGGATCTCTCGGAGCTACTAATACGCCTATTAGGTTTGCCGAATCAGGTGGCGTTAATTCTCATCTCTGTATGGTAAACGGACAAAGAGAAATTCGTGTCTGCAGTGTCCATGTCAGTGATGCGGATGTGTCTAGCACTATGGAGGCTTGTCCTCTTCCGGTAAATCCATATGACATGCGTAACCAAGACCTTAGAGATCTCGATGATGGGATTTGTATTAATGCTACGCACATAGTTACCATGGGCGAAAGACTCATTGTTAACGACAGTGAAAGTGGATTCATATTCTTATCTCGTCCTGGAGCTTATCAAGGCGGAACTTATCTAGCTTATGATATAGATAACGAAGGCAATATCATTTATGAAGATGATGGTGTCACACCTAGAACCCATGAAGAAAACAATAATACATGGGCTTGGAAAGATCGATATGGCAAGTACAACTACTTCCATGCTATGTCTGCTAATGGCGATGTAGTCAAAGCTATTGAAACCATTAATGCTCAGGAACTCTGGGTATTTGGAAATAAGTCCTTTGACATCTATGGGTTCTCTAGTGACGAAGATGGCAACTATAGCTTTACCAGAACCGGAATGGGTACTAATATTGGTATCTCCGCTCCTCAAACTCTTGCCAAGATTGCTAATCAACTTTGTTGGCTTGGAAGCGGCGGTGATGGCGATAATGCTGTATGGACTGCTTCTCAGAATGGTCAGCCTAAGAGAATCTCTACTCCAGCTTTGGAACGATTTATAGCTAAGAATAAATCTACAGACGCTTTTGGGTTTGCATATAACTATAGCGGTCATGCGTTTTATATCATTAGCTTCCCTACTGCTAATAGAACATTCTGTTATGACTTCACTACCGGAGCATGGCACAATAGATCTACTCGTGATGCCAATACCAACGTAGCAGAAATGTGGTATCCGTCTTTTGCTTGTAACTTTAATGGCGAAGTATATTTCGGAACCTATAAGGCTAATGCATTAGTGGTAATGGATCAGACTAAGCATACCGAGTGGGATGGAAGACCCATTAGAAGACTTAGAAGAGGCCCGGTTATCATCAGCGATATGTCTAACATCGTTGTAGATATGTTTAGAGTAGAATGTGGAACTGGTCTTACAAGAGAACTTCAGCCTACTCAAACGCTTTCTGATGGAACCATTAGAGAGAAACAAGGATGGAATCCTAAGGTTCTCATGCGTTATTCTCATGATGGCGGTAATACATGGAGCTTTTATAATACCAGTAGACTCGGACAGGCTGGACAATACCTCGCTAACTGTGCGTACTATGGATTAGGAATGGGCAAGCTCTTTGTAATCGAAGTCTCATGCGATGATCCGGTAGATTTCGTCATTACTACATCTAAGCTTAAGTATAGAATCACAAGGAGTTTCTAATGAAAGCTTCAGATTATATAAATGACGATATTAAGCCTAAGATGAGAAATCTTTCAACGGTCACTGTCAACGCAGTTCAATCTACGAATGACGTGACTGATTTCTCTATCTTTAATGCTCTTAATGCCATTACTGGATCATGGGGATCTGCAAGGTCTATGGATAGCGAAGTCGCATATCTTGGAAAGGTATGTATATGGAGAAAGATAGGTTCTGGATCCATGACCTTCGCTGTTCCGCCTAATAAGCTCTCTCAGTATTTTGCCCAGCTTCTTACAGAGACAGGAAGCCGTGGAGTGTTGATTCCGAAGGGAATTACTCAAGTCTCTGTATCAATGCCGGACGATACTGCCTGGCAATTAACTGGAATGTTCACTATACTTTCAAAGGATTAATGTATGCCAGCACCTCTGATTGCAATGGGCGTAGCCGCAGGTGTTAACGCTCTGTCTAATATTATCGGCTCTAGTATGCAAGCTAATGCAGCTCGTCAGGCTCAGAAGGCTGCAGCTAGAGGAGCTTCTAGTGTAGCAGAAGGCTATGACTCTGTCAAAGGAGTTTATGACACTAATAAATCAGCCATTGACGATTATAGCGGTAAGATAAATTCCGTCTATGGCGATAATGAAGACGCTATCAAGAAGTATAAAGAGCTTCTGAATAGCGATATGTCTGATGCTATCTATAAGCCTTCTACATGGACTGATAACCATGATGTATCAGAATACTATGACAAGGCTTGGAAGCTAAATAACCAAACGCAGCTTGATGCTCTTGAAGCTAGTGCATCTAATGCAGGTCGTCTGTATTCTTCTGGTCTCCAGAATCAAATGCTTTCCACTGCTTCTGCTAATGCTTCTAAAGCTTATAAAGACGCTATGGAAGCTTACTTGAAAGAAAAGGGTATTGACGTAGACATTTGGAAGGGAGAAGAAACCAATAAACAGGCTGCTGCAAAACAGTATCTTGACCAATATAAAACTCAGGTTGAGTCTATTGGTAACTATATTGGCAACGGACTTGGTCTTCAGGGTGATGTACTTGGAGCTACCATTAGTAATAACAATGATAAGGCAAATACATACACTAATTACCTTACCAATTACGCTAATCTCTTGGCTCAGGCTGGGTCTTATAGCCCGTCTACTTCTATGCCAGCATTTTAAGGAGGAATGAATATATGGCTATCGTTATCAATCATCCCAATATTAATCCCAATATTGACGCTTATGCCTTGGCATACAGATCTAGCATGAACCGTGTACAGCCATGGGTCAATATGATGGATAAACTTGCCAAGACTGTAGGTGATGTGGGAGCATCTTATTTGGCTTATAAAGAGCCTTCTCTTGAAGATCCTAAGGTCACGGTAGACGAGGGTGATGCAACTCTCTCTATGAATGGAATTGATCCGTTCCTTTATCGTAGGATGATGTCCAAGTCAGTCTCTAAGCCAGAAAACCTTGGTCTCATCAATCCGTTTACTCACAAGGAGTGGTAAATTATGGCTATGGATTTTAATAACGTAAGTCCTAATACTCAAGAACAGCTTATGGAAGATGCCAAGGCTAAAGCTAAGGCTAGATACGATAAGAAACTTCTTGAGGAACAGGAAGAACAGATTCGTAATTTGCTTCTTCTGAATAACCTTCAGGATCCTCGTAATCAACGAGTAGAAATGAAGCCTAGAAAGGAATATTCTCATTTCGAAGATAACCTTCCGAGTGGTGAAGACCTCATGGCACTCATGAATGATCCTAATGCTGTAAAAGTATTAGCAGAATCTTACCGTTCTAAGGCTAAGCCTAAGGCAGATGAGCCTTCTATTGTGTCTGAAAGCAAAGAGGATAATAAAACTTTTATCGATCTTCTATCTCAGCATGATAGAAAGATTCAATCCGAAGTCAATATGGATAATTATATCCCAGGGAATCCGGGATACGGAAGAGCTCTCTTTGCAGAGCAGTCTATGAAAGGATATACGCCTTCTAGAGCCTCTGATGCTGCACCAATGACAGTGATTAAAAACTCTGAAGGCGTTGACCGTGGTGGTTCAGTTGCTCCGAGTGAATTTAAAAGCTTTAGTAACAATGAAGCTATAGAAATTCCAGAAGAGCTGAAGAACCTTCCTGAACTGAATAAGCAGACTGTAGAAGAACGGAACTGGTATCTCAAGCAGCTTACGCCTAAGATTGACGAAGCTCTTAAGGCTATTGCGGATAAGGATCCGTCTATGCTTCAGCTTCCGGAAGTCCAAGAGCTCCTGAAGCGTAGTAAGACAGGTTATGATAAGCAAAGAGCTTTGTCTGCAGTAGCTGCCTTTACATCTAATCCTCAACTCTGGATGTCACAGGCAAATGCATTTAGAGATGAAGGCGATAAGAACCTTATGGATGCTGCTCAGAATCTTGAGACCATTCGTAATAGACAGCTCGAAGCTACTAAAGCAGTGGCAGATAATCTTACGTCTCAAAAGTCTATCCTTGGAAATCTTCATGGACAGGTATTGGGTCTTGAAGGTAATCTTGCTCAGGTATCTATTCCGTCTATCCAACAGGCTAACGATCTTGAGCTCCAAGCTGATGCAGTTCACGAACAAGGTGATGCCGCTATCAATAGTGCAATCCAGAACATGCAGAACTTTGTTCAAAGACTTGGTGATATGGGTGTTAAGCCTAAGGATGTGGCTGTCCTTATGCAGCAAGCTGACGGGTTAAATGCGTCTAACATTAGAGACTTTATTCGTACGGTTAATGGTTTTAAACCTAATACTCCTATGAGAAAAGAATTTAATGAACGCCTTAATGCAATCAGTAATGCTGTGGCTCAGTACGAAACAGCTATGATTCAGTCCAAGAAGATGAAAGAACAGGCACAGTTCCATAAGGATAAAGCTGAAGGGCTCATGACTGCAGCTTCCAATCTTGGCGGAAAATACAGGGTTCCAGAATGGATGAGTGCTCCGGCTATGGTTCAGGCAGCTCCTGCGGCTAACAATCTCTCTACTCCGTTCTCCGATGAGAAGAGTGATGTTCCGTCTAATGAAGTTCAACCTAGAGAAGAGCATCCGATGGAAGAAGCCTATGGCGGTATGAAACCCAAATCGACTAAGGCTACTCCGACTCCTGCAGCTCCTACTCCTGTTGATACTTCTACGGTTACCGAACCGTGGTATAGCATTAAGTCTATTCAGAATCTTTCTACTAAAGAGCTTGATAATCTCTTTGACGCTCTCTATAAAGCCGACACTGGTAAGGCTGTTAAAGGAGCTAAAGTCGGGATTTATCAGACTGAGAAAGGAGCTGAAGGCAATGCTGTCGGAGCTCGTAGAGAACTCGAAGTGGCAAAGATCGCTCAGGATACTGATAGATTCCTTAATACTCTGGGTGCGTGGGCTAATAATAATTCTAGGGGTATCTCGGCAAAGCTTAATAAGCTTAAGAATCTTGATGCTCTGAATTACTTTAAGTCCAAGACTAAAGAAGGAACGGTTCTTTATCAGCTTCTTGATAACGCAACCAACGAAGATATTAGAAAGAAGCCTACTTCTTTTAACTTCGCCGATCAAGATGCTCAGATTGCATCTCTACTTATGCAGCTTGGGTACGTCTAATCTAATCCTCATACTCGAAAGGGTATGAGGATATCATTATCAAAACTTCCCATTGTACTATAACATAGGAGAAGCTATGGCAGAAACGAATTTTACCTCTCTGCTCCCTTCGCAGAAAGCATCTTCTACCCTTCCATACGAAGCGATTTGGAGAGCAGTCTACGATCTCACTCCGGATGACCAGAAGGAATATTTCGCTAGATCTAACGTTCTTCAACAGACTCGTGAGATCATGAAGAGATTGCAGTCTAATGAAGGTATGTCTGTAATTGAGGAAGCCATTAGAAATACAATTCAGCCCGCAAGCAGCGGTCTTAGCCCTTATGTAAATGCATCTTCAGTTAAGAAGCTTTCCACTCTGACTGAACAGGATAAGCTTAAGCTTATTAATAATGCTGTGTCATCTCTCTCCAATCGTGCCAAGGATCTTTCTAGCATGAGTGCCAAGGCTCTTGAAGCTCAGAAGCTTAAGGAAACCTCTGGTATGGGGCATATGACAGACGAAGAATTCAGAGCCTATCAGCTCGATAGTCAAATCCCTGATCGTATCTTTAGTGGAAAACCTGCAGGAATTCCTAAGTTGGAATTGTCCGCTCAGCGTAATGTCGGGACTCCGTATAGTGCTGCCGGAAGATTCTTTGATGAAAGCGAACTGAATAAAGATCTTATGAATGTAAAGGGTAATGAAGCAGACACTTCTACTGCCAATCAATATCTTAGAAATAAACAAGAATATAATGAGCCTTACAATAAGAATCTTAGAAGGGCTGATAAGCTTCTTTCTTTTATTCCTATAGTTCCGTTTGCTTCTCAAGCTGCTATTGCTAGACAGCAAGGCGAAATCTCTCCTACTGAAACTGGACTGACTAATCCTAGAGTGATGGCAGGTGGTGCTCTTAATGCCCTTGCCATTCCTACAGCTCTCATTCCTGAAATTGGCCCAGTAGCATCTGGTGCTATGGCAGCTCTTGGTAACTCTCTAGCAAAGGGAGAAAGAGGCGAAGAGTATCCGACAGCAGGGTTTGATTACATGGGAGACGCTATCTTAGGCGGAGCTACTCAAGGTTTTCTCTCCGGAGCTGGCAATAAGCTTCTAAAGCTCACTGGAAAGGACAAAGCTTCTAAGGCTCAGACAGCGTTAGATAAGGCTCAGAAGGAATATAATGATTTAATGGCTCCTATTCTTGGCGGAAAGAAGCTTTCTCAAGGAGAAGCCGAAGGATTAGCCAATTCTGCTAACACTGCGTACACTTCTAAAATCAATCAAGCTATTCAGAGCGGAAAATTGTCCGGAGTTGACGCAAATGCCTTCGATCCTAACCGAAGCGGAGCTAAGTACATTGTAATTCCGTCTGAAATCTGGAAAAATGATGCAGCTTTGGATGAATCTTTGAATGCTACAGCAGCTGCAGCAGATAGATTAACCAAACTGAAGAAAATTAACCAGACTCTGACAGTTCAGCCTAAAATAGCTATCCCAGCATCTCTCGATGAAGGCGGTTTCAATCCGGTTATCCAAAAAGCTCGTGAGTTTGTCAAGATCAATGACAATACTCCGATTAATTGGGAAGAAGCTGTCACTAAGGTTCCTTCTACTACGATGGAGATGGTGGCATCTAAGCCGATTTATCCGTTCAACGATGCTAGACCTAAAACATACTCCCAGTCTATCTTGAAAGCTCTCGGATATGATAAAGCTGGTAAGGGTGCTCAGAAAGCCTCTGGCGGTACTGCTCCTCAGTTCGATGAAAACATCAGAATCATGAGTGAATTACCGACAGGAGAGGAAAAGAAGTTCATTCAGACCAACTATGCTGGTAATCCGAAAGCTCTAGCTCGTGACGTAGTGAGCCAGGCTGATTCTTATGTACAAGAAGCGTACAATAGATCAGTGAATGGAACGCTCACTCCTTCTAAGCTTGAAGAATTAGCCAAAGAGTATGCGTCTTGGAATATGTCTTCCAAGTCCGATCCGGCTGAACTCAACTACTGGACTAGAGACTTCCTTGCTAAGTTCAACCAGATTAGAAGAAATCCTGAGAAGACTCCGTTCGAGTACAAGCCCTATACCACGATTCCGTCGCAGCTTAATCAAGGCGTTGATGTATCTGGAACTAAGGGTAATGCTCCGATTCTCTTCAACGAAGGTATTAGACCTAATCCGTCTATTGCTTCTCTGTCTTCCAAGTTCGATACTCCTAACGGATTCTTGATTGATTTTGCTAACAAGATCAATAAACAGAATCTCGGAGAAAGAGCTGGAGAAAACCCGACAAGAGAAGCATGGGAACAAGCTCTTGCATATTACGGAGATCTTGAGAACCCGTCTGCCGATGCTGTATCTAAGGCTATCTCTAGGGCTGATGCGGAGAAGCTGGCTAGGGTGAACGAAGCCTATCGAAGAATGACTGGCGATCTTCAGATTCCTACAGCTGCTCAGGCACAGGAAGCAGAAGCAAACATTCTGAAAGCTAAGACTCAGATGAATGAAGCTTCTCCTAACTTGTCCTTCAGTGCGATTAGAGACATTCCGAAGACTCAGGTTACTAAGATGGCTATTCCTGATCTTCTTTCTAAGGGTGCTGGACAAGGTCTGGTATACACCAATACTAGCTTGTCTGACCCTGAAAGGAGAACGGCAGCTGAAGCGAAGAGCAGGGAAACAGCTGGAGCACTGGATAAAACTCTTTCTAGGCTTCCTATCAATCTCAACTTCTTGCTGAGACCCTACTACGAACAGGCTAAGAAGAGGGGCAATTATGTGAACGAGTACAACATCGATTATGTATTGCCCGACATCCTTAGACAATAGCTTGGTAAGGAATGGTATAGATATACTTGAAACTTAAGAATGTAACGTTGTGAAACGTGACCCTCCTAGGAGATAATCCTAGGAGGTTTTTAATTTTCAATAGGATATCTATATGGAACAGAGAACCTTAAAAATTGGTGATAGAGTTGTATACTGTTATGAGGATGGATCTGTTGAGTTCTTATCTAGTGCTATACAGTACAAGAAACATCCTTTACAAAGAACCTTTGGACATAATAATGGCCGCGGTTATAAGTATATATTGCTTTCTGTCAATGGCAAAAAGATAAATCTTTTGGTTCATCGTCTGATTGCAATGGCATTTCATCCTAATCCGGAAAGTTTACCAGAAGTTGATCATATCAATAGGAATAGAGAAGATAATAGACCTTGTAATCTTAGATGGGTAAATAGTAAGACTAACCAAAACAATAAGGTTTCAATTGATAGGTCTATAGCCAAGTATGGTGTAAGATATTGTGACGACCAGAAAGCCTATAGGAAAGTCTATAATAAAAATCATAACCAACAATGTCTTGCTATGCGTAAGCCTGATGGAAGCAATACAATGACAGGAGCATTAACTCTAGAAGCCTATGATATGCTTAAGCCTCTAACAATGCGTGATAGGTATCTTAAGTATCAAGACATAAAAACTTCACATTGTACAATATAGATATAGGAGTGACACATGGTCTACACGCTATTTGACGCTTTGCCAACATTCCTGGACAGTAATGGCAAGCCCATCGTAGGTCGTCTTACATTCTTTGAAGCAAATGGGACAACTTATAAGCCCATCTATGCCGACCAAGAATACACTACTCTTCTCTCCAATCCTCTCCTTACCGATATGGGAGGAAAACCTTCTCATCAGGTCTTCCTTAAGAATGGTATCTATCGTGTCGTGGTCGAAAAGTTTATTGGCGACGGTATTGCCGATATGAATGCCTATATGTATGAAGGCTACGAAGCAAATTCTATTGGGACTACATCTCACTGGCAGTTTGAAAAAGAATTCGTCATTGATTCTGGTAACCTTGAATCATCTTCTATCTCTACATATGAGCTTCTCACTGTCCGTTATATCTCTGATCTTAGACAAGTAGACTTCGCAACTCATCCAGTTGTACAGGTCTTGGATTATGATGAGAATGTAAAGAACATTGCACCTCGTACTTACATTTGGGTAGATGGAAATGGAAGACCTGAAGACTTCGGGGTTACCATTATTTCTAACCGTAGTAATACTGGAAGATGGGTTCTGTGTGAATCTAGCATTATGGAATCTACCACGTTCGGTATTTCTACTTATACCGATCCAGGTGTCCTTGCATCTAGACTCAATGGTCTTGCAACTTATTCTCAGGATAACTATGGTAAGGCTAACGTAATCTATTTCCAGCCGGGTACTTATACTCTCTTGAATGGCTCCCAAGTCAGATTTGCAAAACCTATTGTATGCAATGGTAATCTTAAATTTGTATTGGCTGATGCTGATAATGAATCCGCCAAGGTTACATTCGATAAAGGCTTATCATATACGGGCACTAGTGAGCTTAATGGTAAGAATGTTGAGCTGAAGATTAGGGAAGCTACTGTAAAGACTTCATGGTATAGATATGATGCTAATTCCTCTTCATATGACGGAAGTGACGGATGGTATAATACTGTCATTATGAACGTTGACGATGGTCATACCAGAGCATTCGAAAAGTGCCATGTAATTATTGATACCGATATCAATAATGCTGCACTCAGCTTTGAGGATTGTCTGGTTACGCTTAATGCCGATATCAAAAAGGCCAATACAGAATTCGTCAACTGCACGTTTGATTGTGCTGAAGGCGTAATTGCTGCAGCTGTTACAATCAACGGCGTTGTAGATATCTATCCTCAGATGTTTGCTTCTGATCTTAGTTATGAAGACATTACCATTGACGAAGATGTTCGTTACTATCTTGAGGACTGGGGTGCAGATGCTTATGTGTCATTTAAGCAACAGCAAGGTGATACTAATATCGGTAGTCTTAACGGAAAGACTTTGACATCAGAACCTGAGCTTGCAGATGATACTCATATCTCTAACTTCTCCGGAAAGGTAAAATGCAAAGGCGTTGAGGTCTTTATTTCCAACTGGGATGGCTATATCGAAACTAACGGAACGTCTATTCTTCATATAGATAACTCCACAGTTAGTGTTAGAAACAATTCCGTTGGGTCTATGTATCTTGACGGAGTAAACCTCTCTGTGAAGGACAATGGTCTTCTCACTGTATCCGACTCCTTTACGGCAGAGAATTGTATGATTGACGCTAAGCTTAAGTTCAACACTTCTGGAGCTACACTCGTTAACTGCAACATTACAAAGGATATTGATTCTAGTACCGTTACAGCTATCGGTTTCTCTAGATGCAGTATTAATGCCGATGTTGATTGTAAAGATATCACTGCAGAGTATTGCACTATCAATGGCGTTATTACAGAGACGGCTTCTAACTCTCTTGATTTCAATATCTCTCACTGCACGTTTGGAACTACAGGCCTTCATCATATCGAAGGAGCTAGCGGTTCTTCAGTAAAGTGTAACGGTACATGGGCTCATAATCTTAGTCTTCGTACCGACAAGCACTTCATTGAAGTAGATAGAACCCATCTTGACAGCGATGAGTCTGAACATTCATATGTGTATGAAGATAACAATGGACCTAAAGTCCTTCAGAGATATAGTGCTAATTGGAAAGATACATTGACTTTCTACGATGATTATCAAGATATTTATACACCGTGGCATGATCAAGATATAGCTCAGGTTAGAAAGATTGGTATGTATGCTGACGACGGAATAAAGAAATGGAAAGGAATTTCTGGAACCGAAGCCGGAAGAGGTGAGACTACTGATAAGGGCTCATACTTTACCGAGTGTGAAATCTTTAGTGTGGCTCCTCTGACTGGTCAATGGCTGCTCTTAGCTATTCCTTCTACTGTTCTTACTGGTCCTGCAGAACCATCCTTTAGGATTCCGTCATCTCCTTGGAAATCTGAATTCACAGACTCCAATCGAGTGGTTGTTCATACCGATGAATCTGTAAATACTTCTGAAGACAGTGGAATGCCAGCTACAATGTGGCATGTATCTGACTTCAAGTATCGTCTTGCAGGTGAAACGGGAATTAGAGGTAAGATGCTTACTGCACAGTACCTTGAAGCCCACCAAGAAATTGAAGTCAGGTTCTTCTTAAAGAATCTTGATCTTGATTCTTGGAACGCAGAATTCTATCTTTAATAAGTATCCTTATACTCTCTATGGGTATAAGGATATCTATTCTAAAACTTCCCATTGTACAAGGAGATATCTATGGCTCTTCTCTCTCAAGCTTATCCCTCAGCCTTTTGGTTACAGTTTAATGATAATGACGGGCATCCATTAGCTAATGGATACCTGAAGACGTTTTTAGCTTCCGATCACTCGCAGCCTATTCAGACATATACATATCCTGGAAGTGGAGTAAAGAACGCTACGACTATTTCTCTCGATGAGGGTGGTCGTTGTACTATGGCTCTTGAAACCGATAAGGCGTATTATGTAGAACTTTATGATTCTAATGACGCTCTTCAAGGCACATGGGATAACGTTACTAGCGGTGGCGGAGAAGGATCAGGAAGTTCCTATCAATTTGTGTCTACAGATAATAGCATTACCATTACTCAGGATGGTAATATTATTAATCTCACTATCACAGCTGTTGAGAACACTTACGGAACGTTTACTTCTACCGTTAGAGATACTGATAAGAATATTGATTGGCAGACTAGAGTAGATGGCAATATCAATATCTCCCAGTCTAATGATCTTCTGCTTCGCCATGGTCAGCTTTATCATGCTACACTGAGACTGAAGTTAGCTATTGGTACTCTTGGAACTGACTTTGAAACGTGTGCTGTTACGGATTCTACCGGAGAAAGATATACATTTACTGTGGATGAGAGCGTTCATGAGTGGGAAAGCGAAATCTCATGGGATGTTAAGGCTCCGTATGCAGCATACAAGATTGGTTTGGATCTTCCTTCCAATATTGAACTGTCGTCTGCTACTCTGTTTATCCATGGTGTTAATGCTGTCGGAGGTGGCGGCGGAAGTGGATCTAATGTTGTTGTAACTAGCGATGATGACTCCGTCACAGTCAGAGAACACGCCGTGGGTGACACAACAGTTTTTGATCTTCATGTCGATGTTCATACGTTTGGGTTCATTGATATTGAGGAATAACAATAGGAGAAACAACCATGGCTACAGTAAGATATGCCAGTACAATTGACGAACATCCAATATACGCCAAGCGTGCAGAACGTGACAAGAATGGCGATGTAATTGACACAACCTACCTCAAGAAAACTGACGAACACGTTCTTGATGTAGTTAACAAAGACGGTACTTCGCTTGTCAATGCTCAGAAGAAGGCAGTAATCCCGGTCACCGATGTTAAGGTAAACAGCACATCTGTGGTAGATGAGCATGGCTCTGCTAACGTGGCTGTACCTGTGATCGGATATATTGATATCGAAGAATAACGGAGGAAGCGATGGCTACACGCAGGTTTGCGAATACTATTAACGAAAAACCTATCTTTGCCGAAAGATCATCTAAGGATCAGAATGGTGATGTAATCGACCAGACCTATTTAAAGAAAGCAGAAGCCCAAGCCGAAAGCGAAGCGGTAGCTGCAGCTTTGAATAATCTGGACGAAAGAGTCAGTGCAAACTCGCAAGCCATTGCTAATCCTAATCTTGGCACTAGAACGGCTGATAGCTTAAATGCCCAAGAGTTGTATAAGGGTAGTAAGAAAGTTGCAACCATTGAAGATATCGGTGATGCAACCCTTACCATTCAGAAGAACGGCTCTACCGTTCAGACCTTTAATGCTAACTCTAAGACCAACAAGACAGCGAACATTTCCGTACCGACTAAGACTAGCCAGCTCACGAACGATAGCAACTTTGTGAGCGACAGTTCTTATGTTCATACAGACAATAACTTCACGAACTCCGACAAGAATAAGCTCGATGGCATTGCAGCCGGAGCTGAAGTAAACGTTCAGAGCGACTGGGATGAGTCTAATAGCTCTAGTGATGCTTACATTCGGAATAAGCCGACTCAGTATACGCTTGTCGAAGGATCTAACGTTCATCTAGTTGAAGATACCACTAATCATACGCTTACTATCAGTAGCGATGACACGGTCTACACAGGTGGCACAGGCATTAATGTCGATCCCACGACTCATGAGATTTCTATTGATACTGAAGATGTGCAGGTAGACTTCTGGCACGGTGGTAGCTCTAGTGCGATTGCAAGCGGCTCTAACCTTAATGCAAACGTGTCTTCTACGGCTTATAGAGGTAACTCGATCTATGTGTCTAGCGGTGCAATTACGCTTAAACCAGGTACATATGCCGTCAATGCGTTTGTAAAGGTCGATAACCTCAATGCAACCCTTGACAAGAACCTTTATAAGCTTACTGTCAGCGGTGGCTTTACAAATGGTCAGCCCACAGTTGTATTTGACTTTGACAACTCTTATGCTCATGAAGAGATCATAGAAGTCAGCTTCCTTACCGCAAATCTTGGAAGTTCCGATGTAGCTCTTGGGATTACCTGTGATGCTCTCAGTCAGCTCTCTGGCTTGGCGGTAAAGCTCACGTACGCTCAGGTCTACAACTTGAGTGGCATTGTCGGAAGCACTGGCTCTAGCGGTGGGACAACCACGATTACGCTATCTAGTACTGACGGAAGTGTCACTATTACGGAAAGCACTGTCGGGGATACTAAGAACTTTAACCTTAGCGTTCCAGCTCAAGTGCAAGCTGATTGGAGCCAGACTAACTCTAGTGCCAAAAGCTATATCCGTAACAAACCGGATCTCACTGTATATGCGTTGGCTTCTTCAGTTCCTACTAAGACTAGTGATCTCACTAACGATAGTGGCTTTATTACTCTTAGTGATGTGCCTGCCCAAGAGCAAGCCGATTGGGATGAAGCTGATTCGAGTGCTGCTTCGTATATCAAGAATAAGCCTACACTCTTTGACGGAAACTATGACCATCTCACTAATAAGCCTGATCTTAGCCAGTATGCCTTGGTTAGCTCTTTGGCTGATGTTGCGACTTCAGGGTTATATAGCGATCTAAGTGGTAAGCCTGATCTCAGTGTATATGTGCTTAAGACTACTCAAGCCGATACTGACCAAGCTGTAGCAGCTGCTTTGAATAATCTCGATGCACGCATGAGTAACGCTGAGAGCAATATCGCTAACCCCTATCAAGGCTCAAGGACGTTTGACGAGATCAACTCTCAAGTCATTAAGCTTGGTGGTAAGGATATTACTACACAGCTCAATGCAGCTATTGCAGAGGCTCAAGCGGCTAGTCAAGCGGCTAGTCAAGCGGCTAGTCAAGCGGCTAGTGCCGCTCAGTCTGCCGTTGCGGAACTTGCAGAACCGACTGCAGCAGCTTTGAATAACCTTGATGCCAGAATCGATAGCCTTACCGAAAACGCTTTGGCTAAGAATCTTGGTGATAGGACTGCAGACAAGCTGAATGCTCAGGAGTTGTATAAGGCTAGCAAAGAGGTTGCAACTGTAGACCAACTTCCTACTGTCAATAATGCTACTCTCACGATTCAGAAGAACGGAACTAGCCTTGGAACGTGGACTGCAAACCAGTCTACCAATAAGACTATTAACGTAACGGTTCCGACTAAGACTAGTGAGCTTACTAATAACAGTAACTTCGTGGCTGATGCTTCGTACACTCACACTGATAACAACTTCACAACTGCCCTTAAGCAAAGGCTTGAAGGTATTGCAGCTGGAGCCGAGGTGAACGTACAGAGCGATTGGGATGAAAGCAATAGCAGCAGCGATGCCTATATTGCCAACAAGCCTACGCAGTACACGCTCATCCCTGGTACCGGGATTGTGCTAACGGAAGATACGACTAATCACACGCTGACAATCAGCTTAGCGTAAAAATATATTCCTATAGACCAAAAAGTCTATAGGAATATTACATTATGTCCAACACAATGGATTATCGCTCCCTCCTACAGGAGCATAACCTTACCGAGAGACTGACTGGAGCCTCAGTCTGAGTAAGCGACATATTCGACAATACTCATCTCTCACGTGTCTTACAGTCTCAGACATGGCTTGTCATCGACCATTAGGAAGTTGGATTCTTATGCTTATTATAAGCAAAATACCTTTCTTTCTGGGATAACGACTTTAGGAGAATATATAAGTTATCTGTTTCGGAATTAAAACGATATGTAGTTATCTTTCCGTTTGGTTGTTTGGCATATAGCTTCTGGTGTACTTTGTCATATGACTTCTGATATTCTCTTCTACTTTCAAAGGTGCATACTCCGTACTTTTCTCTACTTTTAATCGTTCTTGACGTATTTCTGCAGTTAGTTTCTCTATCTATCCACCTTAAATTCTCAGGTCTATTGTCAGCTTTATCACGATTTATATGATCAACCTCTGGGAGATTGTTTGGATTAAGATGAAAGGCTAGAGCTATGAGACGATGAATTGAATATGTTCTTCCATCTATATGGAGACTTTTATATCCTTTAGATTTCGTTGAACCTTTTGTTCTTACCATAGTGTTATTAGATCTATTCAAATACTCTACAGACCCATCATCATAGCAATATATTAGTCTGTCATCTGATAATTTAAGAGTACGCTGCATTTATATATCCTTCTTGTAAACGTTTTATTGAAACAATACTCAGTTGGAAACTTATGTGCAACGAAATTAGCAAAAAATTTATTCTTCCGAAGACTGGCATAGAGGTGACAGCCTTCAGTGATGGCAGATTTGAATATATTAATAGCCATGGTGAACCCATGTGTATTTTAGGTGCCGTTCAAAGTAATGGGACCTTAAAGCTTGGTGTTAGAAAAGGTAATGTCAGAGATGACATCGCAGCCCACCTGATCATCGCAAACTTGTTCCTGCCTAATCCTAACAATAGTACGAAAGTCGAGTGGAAGGACGGAAATAAGTGTAACAATGCCGTTTCCAACCTTAGATGGAAGGTTAAAGGCAAAGGAACGACTAACAGTATCCTGTCACGCTCATGCACCGAAATCCCTAAGAACTATAAGGACATCGACAGGTCTAAGCGTGAGACAGAGTTAATCATCATTGAAGCTCACGGAGAGGAGTACAAATTTATAAAGACTCTCTCCTATAATCCCAAACTTTCGATTGAATAAGAGGATATGCATATGGTAATTAAAGACTCAGACTGGGTGACTTTAATCAGTATTGTTCAGCACATGGAAATCAGGATTCAAAAGCTCGAAGCTGCCGTAAAGAAGCTTGGGATTGATACTCACCCTGAGATGACTGACACAGAAGTTCAACAGCTTATCGATAGCTTAGTATAGGAGGAGCTATGGCAAACATTTGGTATACCTATAACGGTCATCCGCTTAATAGTGGACACGGCATATGCGGAAAGTCTATCATCCCTCCTCAACCGCTAACGTTTAGATTTCAGTTCGGCTATAATGATGTGGGCTATGATCCTAGTAACTTAACTCCTGACTCAAATAGCTGTGCAGAAAGCTATACATGGTCTAATGTATCAGCGAACATTTGGGATTGCACTGTTACTCGTAAGAGTTCTGTTAGCAATAACTCTGCAGAAGGATTATTCCGCAATGTATTTACAGCTTCAAACATTCCATATAGCACAGGAGTCTATACTGTCTATCTGACTCAGGTTCCCGATACTAGTGCTATCACGAACATGAGTCATATGTTCGACTATTCTTCCATGCTTAGTGGTAGCGTTCCTCTCATGGATACGAGTAACGTAACTGACATGAGTTATATGTTCAACGGTACTGGATTTTCTAGCTTCCCGGCTTTCAATACGGGTAAAGTTACTGACATGAGCTGGATGTTCGCTAATGGTAGAGGAGGATTTACTCTTCAGTTGATGGACACAAGCAAAGTAACGAACATGAGCCACATGTTCTACTTTGCTTCTCCTGCTGGAACTCTTCCTTCGTTCGATACGAGCAATGTGACGGATATGAGCCACATGTTCGAGCAGGCTTCTCTGTCTTATGTACCTGGGCACGTTACAACTATTCCACAGTTCAATACGAGCAGAGTTACAAACATGAGCTACATGTTTGCTAATAATAGCGGCTTTACGAGCATTCCGCTTCTTGATACGAGTAATGTTGAAGACATGAGTTACATGTTCTACAAGTGTGAAGGTCTTACATCTATTCCGCAGTTTGATACAGGCAAGGCTGTGGATATGAAGTACATGTTCTCAGGAGCTAAGGATATCACGACCATTCCTACGCTAAATGCGGCATCAGCTGTTAATATTAACGGAATGTTTGCTGTTTCTAATTACTGGTATAGCGATGCTCCTAAGATTACGACTGTGCCATTGTCTAACACTGGTAACGTGCAATCGATGTACAATCTTTGCCAGAAGTGCTCTACGCTGACTACTATACCGTTGTTGGCTACCGATAGTGTTACATCTTGCAGCTTTGCATTTGAAGAATGTGTTAATGTGACAGGAGGGGCTTTGGCTCTGTATCAACAGATGAGTACTCAAGCCAATCCGCCTTCTAGCCATCAGAACATCTTCATCAATTGTGGTTCTAGTACAACTACAGGTGCTGCAGAATTGGCAAGCATTCCTCAGTCATGGGGAGGATTGGCAAATGGATAAAGCCCTATCTGCATTAGATCAAATTGGTAAGAAAGTGGGTGTATGTGCAGCGTTATTCGTAGCGTATTTGTATTTTCAAATGCAAGATATTAAGAAAGATATAGAACGGCTAGACCGAACTACATCTGATCTAGCCGAAGTAAAACAAGATATAAGTGCGATTAACGCTAAGCTTCAAATTATTCTTGATGATTATTCTTCAAAGAAATATATTCTAAAAAGCGGTCACGCAAACTAAGTGGCTTAAGTCTTTTGTATAGCCACTCAGGAATATAATGATACGCAGTTTTAGTTCCGTCTGGCTTGATCATATTAAGAGACTTACCTCTTAAATGACGTAATTGCTTTTCGTATTCTCTCCTACTCTCACAACGTCTAACAGATATAAAAGGATTTCTATTAATAACAATTGATGAATTCTCGATGTTTTCTTTAGCTGTAACCCATCTGAGATTAGTAGCTCTATTATCACTACGATTTCTATTAATATGATCTACGAAAGGTACATTACGCTTGTTTGGTATAAAAACTTCAGCTATTAGTCTATGTACTGAATAGACTGTTCCTCCTATGCGTATACAATAATAACCATTGTGATGCATGAATCCTTTCGTATAATTGCATTTCTTGCTCATGCTTCTAACACGATTAAGTATCATTCCGTCCTCTCTAACGAATCTCTTAACGAAAGGATGGAGAATGGACATTTTACCAGTGAGTGTTGAACAAATCATATTATATCCTCTCAAATTAAAAATACCTCCTAGAGTTAATCCCTAGGAGGTAGTCACGTTTCACAACGTTACATTCTAAAGTTGTGAGATTAGTCATATCAAACTTGACATTGATAACAATAAGGAGACAATTTATGAGCGTTCCCAACAGTTCAATTTTGTGGTCGGTACAGCAAGATCTTACCGATAGTCAGAAGCAGCAGGCAAGATCTAACTGCGATGCTGTGAAAGCCAAGACCACTTCTACAGCCATTCCTCCCGTAGATACAGTCATACAGACTCTTCAAATCGTTGCTGACGGAAGGGTCAAAGCTGATGGAAGTGATGTTGGGCTACTTGCTCCCTCCGTTGGGCAAACTGACGCAGGAAAACTTCTTGTGGCAAATTGGTCGGGATCTCCTGGGATTGGTAAAGCAAACTGGCAGGATGGCAATAACTATCTGAACAACGTCTTTATCGCTGTCTATGGAACAACAAGCTATTCTGATATTGTTGCTGCCATCAGTGCAAACAAGGCTATCTTACTTAAGGTTGCAAACACCAAGTTCATTCCGCTAAGTAGATACGTAGCCAACTCTAGTGCTATCTTTACTTCCATCAGCATGGAAGGCAACATGATTACTGGCGGTATCATCCACTATGTTGTAAACTCTTCTGGGTGGCAGACTAGTCCGAACCTCTATAACGGCAATCAACAGATCAATCTTCCGTCTTGCGGTACAGCCAACGTAACTACAACCGTTCAGGATACAGCTAGCGAATGGCTCGTTGTAGGTCATCTTAAGATTGGCGGTATGGGTACACAGGGTGGTGGTATCGATATCTTGCTCAAGAATGCCTTTGCAAACGGTAATATCACTGTTCAGTATCATACCC